TGAAATTTGCAGTGGTCTAGAAGAGGCGGAATCAAAACTCTCTAATCACATATGGGGAGCATCTGATGGTAGTGGCTTTGATATGACTCAGTATCCAGAGATGAATAGTTTGATGAATGAGTTGATTTTGGCTGCTGTAAACCATCCAAACTTCCAGTTAAAAGAACCATTAAGTATTGAAATGTTGGATCAAGTTTTAATTGCAAGTTTGTTATTACATGTTTCAGTTGATCATGGATCTCTAAAATATGAAGCCGTTGGACGTGCTTCAGGAGATGGTTGGACTACATTTGGTAATACTATGCTAATGATAAGTTACTGGCAATATACACAGTATTTAGCTGGTATCCAAACTTTTGGATTAAAAGTTAAAGGGGATGATGTTCTTTTTTGTGTTCAGAATAGTGATAGAGCTAGGTTTACAAAAGCAATATCACAAGTTTTCACAGATCGGAAAGATACCCATTGTCATGGGTTAGGGCAGATATGTAAAAAGATCGATTATGGCGATCTTACAGATTTAGATTTCCTATCTAATGAATTCTTCTTAACTGGTGAAGGTCATTATAGGATGACTCGAATTCCTGCTCGAGTAATTCAAACATTAAGTTGGTCAACAAAATTACCACGGTTTATAGGTAAGAAGAAAGATATAGCCCGAAAAGAGTTGTGTTATTCAAAGGGTATGTGCCTTAAAGCATGGGCTGATGGTTTACCTATATTTGGAGCGTTAGCTGATAAAATGATAGAGTTAGGTCAAGAAGGTGATCTTTCTGAATTTTGTCAGTATTCTGATGGTGATCGTGTTTGGCACAAAGGACGAAATGATTTCGATGCCTATTTAGTTTACCTAGATAATCGTTATGGCATCACAAAATGTGATGTTTTAGAATGCGAGCAGCATATAAAACGCATAGCATCACTAGATGGAATAATTGCATTAAAAACATTAGAGAGATTATACTGCCGTGAATGAGCAGTGGTTTTTATCCCTTACTATTGTGTCTTATTGACTATGATTTTACTTACTCCAATAGTTAGTGCTCCGAC